TCGTAAAGATCGAGAATGTCGCCGTCATTGTTGCGGGGAATGGCTATAAACTCCGCTTGCGAAAACATAGCTCCGGGCTCGCGTTCGTTTAGATAGTTTGTTTGCATGTCCTAACTCCGATTCGCTTTCGATAAACATTCCTTACGCGCAGCGCGTAACGCTTGCAACAGATATTTACGCGAGAAGCGTAAGAAATGCGCGAACGCTCGTTCAGCATTGCCGCGAAACCGGCGCGCGCATAATTTGCGCCTATGGACGAAATCGAGATCGAAGTTTTCCGAGCTGATACGCGAGCCTCGCGCGGCATAACGTCGCGCGACATTGCCGAGCTCGCCGAGGCTTACGACCCTGAGACCAATCCGGCTCCGCTTGTTATCGGGCATCCGAAAGACGACAGTCCCTCCGAGGGCGTCGTTTCCAAGTTCAGGGCCGAGGGGAATGTCCTTTTTGCGACGTTGAAAGACGTCTCGGACAAGCTGGTCGACAAGGTCAAAAATTCCGAGATCATTAACCGGTCAATGGCCTTTTTCTCGAAATCGCATGAAGCGAACCCGACGCCGGGAAAGCTCGCGCCTCGTCACCTCGGCTTTTTGGGAGGTTCGGCTCCTGGTATTCCGGGCATGTCGAGCTTGAAAAAGGCTCTTTCGTTCTCGGCTGAGGGCGATATTCTCGTCGTCGACGGCGACCCCGCCGACGCAATCATTTTCGAAGCGGCCGGAACGCCGGTCCTATCAGTGCAAGAGGAGTTCGCAGCAATGCCGGGCGAAAAGACAGCAGAAGAAATCGCGGCCGCAAACGAAGCCGAGGCAAAGCGCCTTGCCGACGAGCGCGCCGATCTCGAGGCGAAACAACAGCAGTTCGCCGCCGACCAGGAAAAGGCAAAGAAAACCGCCGCCGAGGCTCGCGTCGATACGCTGGTCGCGGCTGGTAAGGTTCTCCCTGCCAATCGCGACGCGCTCGCAATGGTTTTCGGCGCATTGTCCGACGACGAGCTCGAGTTCAGCGCCGACGACAAGGGAACCGCGGCGGACAAGCTCGCCTCGATCATAGCCTCGGGACCCGCGCTGGTCGATACGACCGGCAAACAACTTTCGCCGAAAGACAAGTTCAGCTCGTCGACCGGCAACGCCGAGGCCGACGCGCAAACGATCGACGCCAAGGCGCGAAAGCTCATGGAAGAAACCCCCGGCCTCTCATTCCAGGCGGCCGTCGAACAAGTAAGCGAGGAGGCGTAAAATGGGCCGCACTACCGGATTTTTGCAAAAGGGTTACACCGCAGGCGGTGCAATCTCCGCTCGTCGTATTGTCAAAATGGGCGCGGCCGACGGAGCCGTTGTCGTGGCAACGGACGGCTCAGCTCCCCTTATCGGGATTCAGTCGGAACTCGACGTCGCGTCGGGTGAACGCGCCTCGGTCGCAATGGTCGGCAATATCGAGGAAGTCGTTTACGGCGGCAACGTCGCGCGCGGCGACGAATTGACCGCCGACGCTCAGGGTCGCGCCGTCAAGGCAACGCCGGCGGCCGGTGCAAACGCATATTGCATCGGCTTCGCTGAGGTCTCCGGCGTGTCCGGCGATATCGGGACCGCCATTATCTCGCCTTTCATGAAGCAAGGCTAACAGGAGACTCACGAAATGCCTCAGGCTCCCTTTGTTACAGTCCCGGCGCTTATCGCCATTGCGAACGATTATTCGCGCATCAATGCCGCTCAGCGTGGCTATGTTGCCGATATCCTCGTCCCTCGCGTCCGGGTCGACGCTCCCGAGTTCCGTTATCCGGAATACAAGCTCGAGGAAGCATTCACCGTTCACGATAACCAGGTCGACCGCCTCGGCCGCCTGAACGAGATCCTCGAATCCGCGACCGAATCGACCGGCGCGGTTAAGGATTTCGGTCTCGCTCAGCCTATCCCGTTCCGCGATGAAGCGGCGGCGTCGGCTGGCGTTATCTCGTTCGACCCGAAAGCTCGAGCGGTCCGCAACGTCGAGGACAAAAACCAGCTCGCGCGTGAAATTCGCGTCGCTGCCATGCTGCAAAATACGGCGAATTATCAGGCCGGATATTTCGAGGACGAAACGGCGACTCCTTGGTCGGCCGATACGTTCGACGTTCCGGAAAAGGTCGAGCAGATCAAAAACAACATGCTCCTCCCCCCGAACGTCGCGTTCATGTCGCAAGCCGTGAAAACCATCCTCCGGCGTCACCCCTCGGTCGGCGAGGCTCTCGGCGGAACCTTTACCAAGGGTAAAGCCATGAGCGACGAGGAGCTCGCGGTTGCGCTCGGCGTCGACAAGATCGTTGTCGGTAACACCCTCAAGCAAACGTCGAAGCGCGGACAGACGCTTACAACCGGCGCGATTTGGGGAAATCATTTCGGCTTGTTGCATATCCCGCCGGTTCAGGCCGACGGCTTTGTGAACGATACGAATCAACCCGCATTCGCTCTTACGTTCCAATGGGGTTCGAAGGTTGTCGGCGAGGTTCCCGACCCCGAGATCGGCCTTTGGGGCGGCGTCCGGGTCCGCAACGGCGAAAGCCTGGTCGAGAAAGTTGTCGCTCCGTTCGGCGGCTATCTCGCTCAGAACGTCCTCGGTTAAGGGAGCCTGAGCAATGGGCGATATCCGTAAGCAAAAGTTCGCAACCCTTTTCGACGGCGACGAGATCGACGGCAAACGCTATCCGATCGACGCCGTTGTTACGGGTCTCGACCTCCTGACCGCCGCCTTTTTGCAGGAACAAGGCCGTATCGAAGCCGTAAGCGACGAGCGCGCTAAGATATTGGAAAAGAACCTCGCCGATAAGGAAGCCGAGGAGGAGGCGAAAGCCAAGGTCGAGAAGGAAGCTCAGGAAAAGGCAGACGCCGAGGCAAAGGCTGAGGAAGAAGCTAAGGCCGCGGCCGAGAAGGAAGCCAAGGCGAAAGCCGAGGAGGAGGCGAAAGCCAAGGTCGGGGACGTTTCTGCAAACAGCGGAAATCAGACGCCGCCTCCCCCGCCGGCGGCGACCAAGCCGTAACGGCTCAGGCATAAAGACAAAGGAGGCGCTCTCGGCTATGGTCGAGGGCGCCTTTTTCTTATGGAGTTGCGAGCATGGCCTATTTGACCGATACCGAATATCTCAACCGATACGGAAACGCGGAAACTATCCGCTTGACCGACGAGAATCGCTCCGGCGCGGTTGACACTCAAAAGCTCGAGAATGCCATTGCGGACGCCTCGGACATTGCCGACTCCTATCTCGGGAAACGCTATGTCGTTCCCGTCCTCTCTCCTCCGGCGCTTCTCAAGCATGTTGTCGCCGCTCTTGCTCGCGAGATTCTGCATACGTCGCGACCGATCGAGGCGGTTACGAACGAGGCGAATCGGGCAAGGCATCAACTCGAGCTCATATCGAAGGGAACTATTGTTTTGCCGGTTCCCGAGAACGCGACGCCGCCGACCGAGACCGGCTCTTTCTCGTCCGCCTCCTCCGGCGATGGAACGGCTCCCGTTTTTACCGAGGCGGCGCTTTCCGGCTTCGATATCAATACCGGTTATCCTAATTCGGCTTGGAAAGCCTGAGCCTTGCGCGCTCCTGTTCATATTCAGATCAAGGGGCTCGAGGGTGCGCGGAGATTGTTTGCCAAGGTTCGTGAGCTTGGCGAGGACCCTCAAGAGCTTTTGCACATTGCCGGCGCGGTTCTCGAGGCATCGGTCCGGGCAAGGTTTGACAATGGTCGGGGACCGTTCGGCGTTCCTTGGCCAGTCTCTAGGCGCGCGGCGCGCGACGGAGGAAAGACGCTGGTCGATACCGGCGGCCTCGAGGGTTCTATCCGACATGAGGTTCGACCAGGCGTTCTCGAGATCGGGGTCGACGCTTTGACCGAAAGCGCCAAGCATGCGAAATCGCATCAATTCGGGGTGAATGAAACGGTTACGGTCTCGGCCCATAGCAGAACGATAAACGAGGCGTTCGGCGTTCCATTGCCCGGACCTTTAACAATCAATGTCCGGAATCACTCTCGCGCTATGCAAATCCCGGCGCGGCCTTTTTTGGGAGTCGACGACGACGATCGCCGCGACGTAAAAGAGGCGTGGCGCGACCATCTAAGGACCCTTTTCAATGGCTGACCCTTTA